CGAGCCCCTCATCATAGAGACATTCGACAACGGCGAATCGGTTCAGGGTGGCGGCGTCCAGGCGCTGTCGGGCTGTGTAGCCCGCAATCGCGCCCGTCCCGTTGGTGTTCGCGCATGCTATCACGCTGAATTGGTCGTGACGCTTGAGGGTTTCGCCGTTGGGGAACATGTAGTAATCGTTGGCGAGCAGTGCGTTCAGTCCGGCTATGATGCCCGGGTTTCCAGTGTCGATTTCGTCAATGACAACGAGACCGCCATCCTTGTACGGTTCGTACAGCCAACCCTCAACAAACGCACCACTGACAAGATTCTGGAACCCGAGCAGCTTGTTTGCTGTCGTGGTCTCGTCAATCGACATCGTGTAACACTTGACCGAGAGACAATCAGCCAGCTGTCGGCCCATGTGTGTCTTGCCGGCCCCAGGCGCGCCCCATAACCAGATAGGTACGTCCGCACGCAACCAGGCCAGCACTTGTGTCAGCTGGTAGTGCGTGGCCTGGCCCGCGAGGCTGATTTTCCCTTGCACTTCAGGCATGTGAATCTCGTGCGTGATAGGCTGAACGAACTGCTCTACAGCCTCGCCTATCAGCTGTTTGATCCCGGGCTCATCAACGCCACGCGCGTCCAGCTCGTTTCTGAGCAGCTCGAGTACGGCCGTCTCGTCCAGCCCTGCCTTGACCTTGCCCGCAAGAGCTCTTGCTATCACGTCGACAAGATCGTCACCGGCAGGAGGCTCTTGTTGTGCTTCTTTGGATACAAATGGTGTACCCTCGGCCTTGGCTATGATATCATGTTCAGTAGCGCGTCCCTCAAGAAAATCTTCAAGATCCGTTCTCCGGATGCCCCGCCAGGTGCGGCCTCGGAACGCCCCGCGGTTCAGGCAGACTTTCCGGAGCTCAGGCGTTGACATGTTCTCATAGGCTGTTGGCATGATGATTTATCCTTCCCATGCTTGGCGCACGAACCAAACAACGGCCGTGCCGTGCAGAACTGTACCCTCAACGCGAACCAGTCGGCTGTAGGCTTTCCATGCCTGTTTGTGCGTGAAACCGTAGTAGCTGCCGATTCCAAGATAGAACCGAGTGAACCCCATCCGGACGTACTGAATGTTTAATCGTTCTTGTGCTTGCCTGAGACATGTGTGAGCGCGTGTGATCATGATGCCTGTCCTCTCATTTTTTTTTGCCTCGGCCTCTTTCTTATTAGGTTATAAAGACAATGCAGTATACATGCTCGGGATGAATAATGCAAGCGGGTGACGGTGCATGACAGTGTAGTTTTTTGGTGACGTGCATGACGATGCATGACGGACGTGATAGCACGTGATAGCATGACACGTTCGACAACGCATGACGGTGCGTGACAGTGCGAGACGGTGCGTGACGATGTTCGACGGCGCATGACAGTGCATGACGATTGAGGCTAAACGGTGGGGGGGTGTCGAACATTGTCATGCACATACCCTAGTGTCTTGCATGTCGAAAAAGGAGGGAAATGGGTACTGCATGACAATGCATGACAGTGTAAGTAAATTAAGTAAGTAAGTATACTGCATGACACTTTTTCGGTCATTTTGCACGATTGTAGCCGGGAAATGGTAGCAGAAACGCTACTCTTGAGGCTGGGGGAGGGCTCAGGGTGGGCGGAGGTAAATCGCAACACGACGCAACCTGGCCAGCATCGTCTCAGGCTCAGATCGAATCCAGTTTGAGCGTGATATCATGTCATGCGTTATTGATGGGTGCGGATCAGTAATGGGGGTTGGGGCTGATTTTGGTGGCTATTGGGGTCGAAAAGGAAACGGGACTCCGGGCATGTTGCGAGAATCTTACCAAGCCCCCCCGCCTCTCAGCCGGCGGGATGTTAAGTTACCCCCTCCCCCCCGGACACCACTTTCAGCACATATTGCTACTGCTCCCGCTTGCCTTCCCTGTGCCTCCCGCTGTATATTGCCTTTATGACCACCTCTGCCGGTACGCAAAAACGCGCCAAACGAGCGCCGTCAAAGAAAGCCACCATAGCGGCGCTCACCCTGGCTCCCCGAATCCTCGCCGGCCGCACTGCTCCCGAACCCGAAGTTATCCGCTGGGTAGCCCGCAACATCGACAATCCGAGCTGCTCCGCCAAGGACTGTCCGGACCCGTTTGCGTGGACCCTTCTCAGGGAATGCCGTCTCAACCCGGCGTTCCGCTTCTTCTTCATCGAAAAGCTGTGGTCCCGCCTGATGCCGAGCCGTGCCCAGGAAGAGGCTGACCCTGACGACGACAAGGTAGACGGCGCTCACGTTCTCGACGTCATCGAACAGATCCAAGCGATCCACGCCCGGATAGTAGGCCCGGCAGTGCCGGCAACTGTACCCATTGGCGAGATCCCGGTTCCGCCCTCAAACGCCTTTGCGGACTTTGAGCCAGGAGAGGACGGACAATGATGGCCGAACTAGCCACAGCCGCCGCTTTAACCCTGGGTACGATCTCTTGCCCCCACTACTGCCACGTCCCGAAAGAGCTAAAGGCCAACCTGGCTTTCCGCCGCGACGTCATCAACATGGCCAGCCGCGACAAGCAGACGGCTCTTGCGATCCGCCAGATGTGCGCGGAAGACTTGCTGTTCTATGTGAACACGTTTTGTTGGACGTACGACCCCCGGAGCAAAGCCAGCGTAATTCCGTTTATCACGTACACAGAGTTCCAAGACGCGGCGATGCTTGGCATAGCTGACTGCGTAGAGATAGGCGAAGACTTTGCGATGCCGAAGAGCCGCGACATGGGCGCGAGCTGGATGGGTCTGACAGCATTCGAATGGTTCTGGCACTTCCGCCCCAACCTGAGCTTTCTGCTTGTGAGCCGAAACGAGGACTACGTCGACAAACGCGGGAATCCGAAGAGCCTCTTTTGGAAGATCGACTTTTTACACGAACACCAACCGCGCTGGCTGCTGCCTACTGACCGCTGGTTGGGCTATCGCGACCCGAGCCGGAAACTCCTTCACCTTGGCAACGTAGACAACGGCTCCATCATCGACGGCGAAAGCACGACGGGAGACGCAGGGAGGGGAGACCGGCGCACGGCGATGTTCATTGACGAACACGCAGCGTTCGACTTAAACGACGGGTTCCGGGTCCTCCGCGCTACTCGTGATACCACGAACTGCCGCGGGTTCAACTCGACACCTCAAGGCAGCAACAACGGGTTCTACGAGGTAGTTCACAGCACGAACGCCCGGATCATCCGGTTACACTGGTCCGATCATCCGATCAAGAGTCTCGGCTCGTACAGCACCAAGACTCGCGACGGCAAGGTAGAGCTGCTCGACGGGTTCCGCGGCATAGTAGAGGTGCGGCGGAAAGGCGAGACCCAACGGCGTAGCGTCATGTTCCCTGATGACTACCCGTTCATCCTCGACGGCAAACTCCGGAGTCCGTGGTACGACGGCGAATGCGCTCGTTGCGTGAACCCGATGGAGGTTGCTCAGGAATTGGACATCGACTTCCTGGGCAGTGACTACCAATTCTTCGACCCTGATTTCATCGACATACTACGCAAGAAATACTGTCGCGCCCCGCTGGTTCTAGGAACCCTAGAATTCAACCCTGAGACGCTACAACCGAAACGGTTTGTAGAGAGTCCGAACGGCAATCTCTTATTGTGGCTACAGCTTGACGCCAAGGGCCACGTGCCAAAAGATGTACCGTACGTCCTGGGGTCAGACATATCTGCTGGTACAGGGGCCAGCAATTCAGTTTCCTGTGTGGTGGACCGCAGGACTGGGGAGAAGGTGGGGTGTCTGCGGACTCCTCACCTTCGACCCAACCCTTTCGCCGGACTGAGTCTTGCGCTGGGTCATTTCTTCAACGACGCTTACATGATTTGGGACGCTACCGGGCCGACCGGCAAAATCTACACGCAACGCGTGATCCAGCACGGTTACGGCAACATCTACTTTCGCCGGAACGAGAAGTTAGCATCCCGCGCTGCCAGCAAAGAGCCCGGGTACTACCTTCAGCCGACGGCGCGAGAAGCGTTGCTTGAAGATTACCGGGCCGCCCTTGCGGACCACTCGTTCATCAACAGATCCGACCAAGGCATGTCCGAGTGTCTACAGTTCATCCGGAAATCGGACGGCACGATAGCCCACTCCGCCCAGGCCAACGCCCAGGACCCGTCCGGCGCGAGGACCGCGCACGGTGACGAAGTGATAGCCGACGCCCTTGCATACGTCGGGCTGAGCGAGACACGGCAGAAGGCGAAGACTGAGAAGCCCAAGGCACCCATGGGCTCCCTCGCCTGGCGGCGCGAACAGCAGGCGGCCAAGGCGGCCAAAGGCGATATAGACGGTTTTGGAGGAGGATGGGGAGAATGTTAGACGTACGCAACCTTCACCTATCGAATCGCGGCCTACTGGCTCCTGACTCCTTTCTGACTGCCAGCCTTCAGGCTTTGTCTGACACGTGCGACGGCGCGGGCACTGACGGTGTTGACGTGCCGGACGCGTTCCTCGGCCTGAGCATCTCGCCGGCCGCTGACATCCACGATTGGATGTACCATTTTGCGACGACCCGCCGGGACAAGATGATAGCGGACACCGTATTCCTCGTGAACATGATCATCCTGATCCTCGGCGCTGACCAAGTCGCTGGGTTCTGGGAACGTCGAAAAATCTGGCCGCGCCTGAGACTGGCCAGCTTGTATTTCATCATGGTCTGGCGGTTCGGACGCTGCGACTCCGCGGGCATCGTACCGTTTTGGGCTCGTGCTATCACCACGCTCCGCAGATGGGGCCTATCCAAGTAGGGAGATCGATCATGTCATCGCCAAGCGTAGGCAGTTGGGCAGGCACCGCAGTTGACAGTCAGCTGGTAGCAGCCGACACCGATCGGGGAACGATCATTCTGCAACACCATTCAGGTGACGAAATCTTTATCGGCATCGGCACTGCCGGTGTGGTCGACAAAGGGATCAAGGTATCGAGCGACATACCCCTGATCATGTTGGAGGGGTTCGAGGCGACGCAAGAGATCCGGGGCATCTGTAACACAGCCGAATCCGCGGCCGGCGGTTTTCAAGAGCTGTAGAGGTAAGCACGATGGGTTTCCAAGCATTTGTAAGCGCAATAGCCCGCCGGATCAAGGGATCTGACGGAACGATTCTCACCATCGGCGCGATCACTGACGGCCAGCTGCTGAAACGAGACGGTGCGTCCGTTGTCAGCATAGCTCCCAGTGCGGCGTCCGGAGAGGTGAGGAATAGTGACGAGTTCACCTTGTCAGCAGGTGATATCACGAACGGCTATGTCGACCTGAGCGAAACGCCAGCCGACACGGACGCAGTGATACTCCAGATGAACGCGGCACCAGCCTTTCAGAACGGAGTGGCCTTCACTGTGGCCGTGAAACGTGTAACGTGGACCGGCTCAGCGTTGGAAGGGATCTTGTTGGAAAACGACGTCATCATGGCCATTTATTCGTACGTGGCCGCGTAAGAAGGAAATAAGGATTATGTTTGTTGATAAACGATTTATCGCAGTAGACGACAGTTCGATCGAAATGGACGGCACGGGCCAACTGATCGTGAAGGCGGGCGGTGTTACCAACGCCATGCTCGCGGGCTCGATCGCCTTCACCAACTTGGCCGACAATGCGAACATCGCACGACTCGACCAAACCGAAACCGTCGCGGCGGTGTGGGGGTTCGGCGAGAACCTTCCGACTGTCAGCGCCGACGCAACCACCGCGAACCAGCTCGTACGCTTCAGCCAGCTCTCCGGGCTGCTGAACGGCATCCAGCACAAGGACGCTTGCGTGGTTCGCACGACCGCGAACATCACGCTCAGTGGTGAGCAAACCATCGACGGCGTTCTGACCAGTACCGAGCGTATCTTGGTCATGGCGCAGACCGACTTGTCCGAGAACGGTATCTACGTCACGGCAGCCGGCGCATGGGCGCGTGCGGCTGACATGGCTGCTGCCAGCACTGCGGCCGGCGCTGCTTGCTGGATCAACGAGGGTACGCTTCACGCTGACACCAAATGGGTGTGTACCGACGACTCCGGCGCGGATGTAGTCGGGACCAATGACCTGACGTTCGTGCAGATGGCTGCCGGCACTACCTACCTCGGCGGCGACGGTCTCGATCTCGACGGTTCCACGTTCAACGTGAACGGCGTCCTTGAGGACCTGAACACGCTGGGCGCTGCGGCCTCTGACGGCCAGTTCATCGTCGCGACCGCCGCGGGTGCGTTTGCGTATGAATCCGGCGACACCGTGCGGACAAGCCTCGGGCTGGCAATCGGGACGAACGTGCAGGCGTACGACGCAGAACTGGCCGCTTTGGCTGGACTCACGTCGGCCGCCAACAAAATCCCGCATTTCACTGGTGACGGGACTGCCGGACTGCTTGACCTGGCGATCACGGTTGGCGCAGAAGGCGCAGACACCACGCTTGTTTCCGAGCAGGGTATCCGTGAAGCTATCGCCGCTGCCGTTACGTGCCACCGGGAAGTGTTCGTGCTTGACGGTGACGACATCACGAACAAGTACGTTGAACTCGCCCAAGCTCCGACCACTGACGACGAAACCACGCTGCTTATCGCGGGCGCTCCGCCGCAGACGTACACCACTGACTTCGTCTTTGGTGAAGCTGCTGAAGAGGCGTACGTGAAATGGGCCGGGCTCACCCTCGACGGTGTGCTCGAAGCCGGTGACACGCTGACCGTTATTTACGACTGATGATCTCTAACCGGGTGCGCTGCCCTCGGACGACTGGGGGCAGCGCACCCTGCCTCGACACCACACCACACAGAAAGGGTAACGAAAATGAACACAGCAAGCGCAGGGGGAATGAAGGCCCCGAAGAAACCCATCGCCGCCAAGCCCGCGACTGCCGCCAAGAAGCCGGGCAAGAAGCAGCCTGCTTTCAAGCGAGTCGAAGATATGACGCCCGAAGAGATCAAGGCTGCTGCCGAGAAGGCCGTCGACCGCCGCAATCAGCGGGACATCAAGGCCTGTACCGACGAAGTCAGCGCGGCGCTCATAAAGTATAACTGTCAGCTGTTGCCGATCGTGAACATCGTCGGGAACCAGATCCGGCCCGCTGTGGACATTGTCCACAAGTAAAACGAGGTTGAGTCAATGTTGGAAAAAAGATTCGTCTTACTCGATTTTGCCGATGGCGAGGCGCTCTCTGCCGCCGTTATTCCGTATGATGCCACTTCGTACATTGACGATCATTTGATCGCCAACGATGTGAACGACCTTGTCGCAGGCGATCACGGTAAAATTTTGTTTGCGAATACGGTTGCCCCGTCAGCATGGGACGCTACTGATATCTCCGGGTGTGAGATATGGTTGCGAGCAGACAAGGAAGTCTACGAGAACAACGACACCCCCGCAACCATCAATGACTGGAGCGGGAACGATAACGATTTTTCGTGGGTCTCCGACAATGAAGTGACGTTCAAGACGAATATTCAGAATGGCAAATCAGTTTACGACTTTTCCAATTGCCGGTATGAGAGTCCCGAGCTTGCTGTGTCTCAGCCTTTTACTGCGTTCTTTGTAATTAAGGCTGAGGCTGGTGGTGGTACTTTGCTAGATTGTAAAAGTGGTGATACTGGTCTGCGGTTTCATACAGCAGATTCCCAGGACGAAATATGGGCTTTTAGCCCGACGCAAGGAAAATATTCGAAGACAGTCCCGGCTGATTGGTCGGTGTACTGTGTCGTCGTCAACGGGGCGAGTAGCGCAATCTACGAAAACGGTACCTCAAAATGGACGGGTGATCTCGGGTCTGACGCTATCTCAGGCATAGAAGTGTTAGGGATGTATAAGACAGATGTGATTGAGTGGTATGGGCAGCTAGGCGAGTTTATCCTTTATGATTCGGCTCTGGATGTGGGTGACAGGGGGACGGCGAACGATGGTCTCCAGTCTTTTTACGACATTGATTACGCATTTGCTGCATCGTTCAAGCTGTCCACTTACACTACTGCTTCTTTCCTCCCCGTCGCCGCGTTCACAACGGACGGCGGAGTCCTCGTTGCCACGGGTGACGGCACGTACGCGGAAGAGACTGGCGACACGTTACGGACTTCGTTGGGCCTTGCGATCGGGACGGACGTGCAGGCGTATGACGCCGGTTTGCTGGACATTGCGGGTCTGGCCGTGACGGACGGGAACGTCATCGTAGGCGACGGCACGAACTGGGTAGCGGAAACGGGGGCGACGGCAAGAACGAGCCTTGGCGCTGCTGCTGCCTTTGCGGCGAACGTCGAGACGTTGAGCGCTGACAAGACGATTGCGAGCGGTGATCCGACGTATCAGATGCTCGATCCAGGTGGCGCAAATCGGAATGTGTTTTTGCCCGCGACCCCGACGGCAGATGAACGATTTGTTATCAGCAACGCCGACGCTTACACCGCTGCCTATTATCTGGAGGTCAAGCTGTCTGGCGATACTAACTTTTTTACACGACTATATGCCGGAGCGCATGCGCAGTTTGTGTATGACTCTACAGACGAGACCTGGACCTGCTTTGGCGACGGGTGGACGAGTAAGCGGACCGCCGCAAGCACCTACAGCGACCTTTCTTACAACGTCTCGCTCGGGTCTCTGGCAAGAGCGGACGATGCGGGGATAGCGATTGGGAAAAATACTGACGCCCATAATGGAGGTGTCGCGGCGGGAGTCGGGGCGTCGGCTTGGGCGTCGGGGATTGCGATTGGGTACTCGGCGGACGCGGATTCATTTGGCATTGCGATTGGGTATACCCCTGACACCAACGACAAAAAGTATGCCCAAGCCTACGGCTTTAATTCACAGGCAGAACGTGTCGGAGGTGTAGCGAAGTCCGGCGATGCTTTGGCCACCAGCAAGTCTCACGTTGAAGAGGTGTCCTGGTACGGCAAGGTTGCCGCCGCCGCAGAACCCGCCGCGACCGAGCTTTTCCTTATGGCGTACAGCACGTCCCGTTGTACGATCCTCGCCAACTCTGCCGTGTCTTTCCGCGGTCACGCTTCCGCTATCGACGCGAACGGCAACTTTGCCCGGTACTCGTTCGACGGGCTGATCTCCCGCGACGGCAGCAATAACACCGTGCTGGAATGGTCAACCGTCACGGCCGATCACGAAGACGTGGCCGGGTGGGATTTGACGATAGCCGCAGACGACACGAACGAATCGCTGAAGGTCTCCTTTCTCGGCAACGACTCAGACACTCACGATTTTGAAGTATCGGTCACAGTGGTTGCAGAACTCGTAGACACACGGAGGTAATGGACATGGCACTGCGAGCGGAGAACAATGAGTACACGCGAATTGTAGCGGTTGACGCCGAACGTGGTCGCGTGAAGACCGAGACGTACGCTAGCAAGGCGGCGAGCGATCGTGGAGATCGGCGTTTTGGTGCGGCTGAAGCAGACAGTATCCATTGCGGGAAGTTGGCAGGTGAATTGGATAAGCCGGCGGATGGTAAAATGTCCCGGCGCGAGAATCTGATCGCGGCCGGGTACGCTGCACTGAAGAACGAACCGCCGTTTTCGGACATGGAAGATGTGTTGTAGCGCACCAAGAGGGGCATCTGAATGAGCCTTCTTTCCGCAAGCGAATTCACGGCCCTTCAAACGGCCGTTGACTGGTCAATTACGCAGCTGGCCAAGCCGCGTGAGCAACGGGTCAGTGCTATCAAGGAATACGTCGGCAGCCATTACGCTGACAACGATTCCGAGAAGCGTGTTCCGGTTGATCTGCTGGAGCTTGCTATCACGATCTACACTCGCCAGCTCGCTCCGCAGGCTCCGCGGGTCCTTGTGACCACGCCGTATCCGACTCTCAAGATTGCCGCCAAGGAAATGGCTCAGGCGATCAATCAGGTTCCGGCAGAGATAGGGCTGGCCGACACGCTCCGCGCTGTGGTGATGGAAGCGATGTTCAGCCTTGGCATCGTGAAGGTAGGCATAAGCACCGTTGGTACGGCTCTCGGGCACGACTACGGGCAGCCGTACGTCGACTTGGTGAGCATTGACGATTATTTCGTTGATATGTCCGCCAATAGCTATGATAAGATCCAGTTTGAGGGAAACGATTATTGGGTACCCTTTGACGTCTTCAAAAATTCCGGACAGTTCAAGATCGATGATAGCGTCGAGGCTGATGAGCCTACTGTGACCGGCGACCAGGGCGAAGCCCGGGCTGAGGGGATCTCGACGTCCGAGGGCGCGGATCTGTACGAGGACAAGATTTGGCTCAGGGACGTATGGCTCCCCGATCGGAACAAGCTGATCACGTATACAGTGAAGGGCAAAAAGCAGGTACGCGCGATTGAGTTCGACGGTCCCGAAGTGGGACCGTATCATCGTCTCGGGTTCAGTTCCGTCCCTGGCAACCTGTTGCCGCTGCCGCCGGTAGCGCTGTGGCGTGATATGCACGAGCTGTCCAACGCGCTTTTCCGCAAGCTCGCTCGCCAGGCCCAGGCGTCCAAGAACGTCATGGGCTTTGCCGGCGGGAACGATGAGTCCGCTCAGCGGTTTGCGGACGCCAAGGACGGAGAAGGCATCCTGTACACGGGAGGCGAGCCCAAGAATCTAGTGGCCGGCGGAGTAGACCAGCTCAACCTTGCGTTTTTCTTGCAGACTCGTGATCTGTTCTCGTACTTCGGCGGCAACCTCGATACGCTTGGAGGGCTCGCTCCGCAAGCTGATACGGTCGGGCAGGACCAGCTGCTATCACAGGCGGCCGGGACAAGGATGACCGACATGGCCGACCAAGTTCGGAAGTTTGCCAAGGGCGTATTCAGTGCGTTGGCTTGGTACGAATGGACGGACCCGATCCGGGTTCGAATGCTTGAAAAGGCCGCGCCCGGTGATATCATGCTTACGTCACAGTGGTCCGACGAAACGAGAGAGGGTGACTTTCTTGACTACAACTTCGATATTGACGTGTTCTCTTTGCAGGACGAGTCTCCCAGCGCTAAGCTGCAAAAGCTGGGGGTTATCTTCGATAGGTACGTCATCCCGCTTCTTCCCAACATTCAGGAGCAAGGCGGGCGGATCAACCTGAGCAAGCTGTTCAGCACCATTGCGCAATACGCAAACGTGCCCGAAGTCTCGGAGATTGTTGAGTTTGACTCCAATATCGCCGCCGAGGGCGAAATGAAGCCGGAAGGTAACGCGCAACCGGAGCGGGTAAAGGCTCCGGCTCACACGACCAGAACCTATGAGCGGGTCAATCGCCCGGGCGCGACAAGGGCAGGGAAAGACGACGTGATGTCAAGGCTCCTTATGGGCGGCACGGTCCAAGGCAGTGAAGCGGCAACGCTTAACAGAAGGGTCGGGTAAATGGCAACATTCTGTTACAAGACGATCGATGACGCACAGGAGATAGTGGAGCGCAGCTTTCCATGCGGAGAAGCGCCGCTTACCATACGACTTGCAGACGGCCGGGCAGCAAAGCGAAACCACGCCGCTGAGATGTACAACCGAGCGAAGAACGGCCAAGGCTGGCCAATCGAGTGCTTTGCTTCAGGGGTAGAGCCGGAGCAGGCACAGGCGCTCCGAGACCTTCTGAGACGCAAGGGGGTTCCGACAGACGTAACGCCTGACGGAGATCCCGTATACCGAGACGCCTCGCACCGTAAGAAAGCATTGAAGGCGCGGGGCCTGATTGATCGACAAAGTTTCATCTAGGGAGAATCCACATGTCTGCCGAGAAGAAAACCACCACACCAGAGATCGAAAAGATCGACAGCGCCTTGAGCGCGAATGTCGACAGCGGCCTGAGCGAAGAGATCGCCGCAGCGGCCGACGTTATCGCCAGTGACGCCGAAGCCGTCCGCAAGGCCGAAAGCGAACAGGGCGGGGGAACCGGAGAGGGCGAAGGAACCGGAGAGGGTGAAGGCGAGGGCGAGGGAGAAGGGGAAGAGGAGGCCAAGGCGGCTGAGGAGGTCAAGGAGGCCGAAGCAGCCGAAGCAGTCAAGGTAGCCGAAGCGGCCAAGGCCGCGGCAGCCGCCGCCCCTAAGCCCCTGGCTCTGGACGCGATTGACGACGCTTTGATCTCTCGTGCTATCACGGCTGGCTTGCCCGCGAGCTCAGTGAAGGGGTTTGCCAGCGTGGAGGCGCTTGAGGAGACGATTTCTGCCTTGGAGCAAAAGGCCCAGGGCGGAGAAGGAGAAGGAGGGAAGGGCGCAAAGAAGGGCGAAGAGGGCGAGAAAGATCCGCTCGCTGGTATCCCTGACTTGGACCCGAACGAGTTTGATCCCGCGCTCGTGAATACGTTCAACGGCTTGAAAGAGCTGATCCGAACGCAACACGAGTCAATCAAGGAACTCAAGGGTGCGGCCGGAAAAGAGACCGAAGCTACCAAGCAAGCAGAGCAGGCACGAGCCGTTGAAGAGGGTACGCTCTGGTTCGATGGCGAAATCGCCAAGCTGGGAGAAGAGGTTGAGCCGATTCTCGGAAAAGGCGGTAGGCAGGATATCAAGCCTGACAGCGCCGAATTCCAGAAGCGCGGCGAACTGGCCGACCGGATGAGTTTCTTGGCTGCCGGGTATCACGCGATCGGGCAGGACGTTCCCGAGAGGGGGGTTCTGTTCGCAGAGGCCGTGAAGGATGTTCTTGGTCCCGTGAAAAAGAAGCTGGCCGAGCGGGGCGAAAAGCATACGAGCAGGCCGACAAAAAGACAAGGCAGTAAACCGACGAAAACAGCACAAGAAGAGGCCGCCGAAGAGATCGACAAGAAATTCTTCGGCGAGACCTAAAAACCATAGGGAGTCTTTATCATGCCCGGATTGGCATTCAGTGACATTGATGATGCTGTTCTGTTGACTCAGAACACGTTGATCAAAAGAGGCGCATTTGTGGACATGCAGACTGATCTTATAGATCACGTCGCCGTCCGCGAGATGTGGAAGGCCCGTCAGAAGAAATTCGCTGGCGGGGAAAACTGGGAAACCGAGTACCAGATGGACCATAATCACTCGGCTCGCGCCGTTGGACTCTATGAGGACGACGGGTCGAGCATCGGTGATACCATGGTTAAGGGCGAAGTCGCTCCGCGACACGTCAACGCGCATTACATCTACGATCTGCGCGAGAAGGCGTTTCAGCGTGGTGGAACCGCAATCGTGAACCTGATTCAAACGAAATACGTGGCCATGATGGTTGCGTGGTTCGAGTATCTTGAGGAAACCCTGTGGGGCAAGCCCACGGACTCGACCGACGAACGTACCCCGTACGGCATTGGGTACTGGATTGTGAAGAACGCAACCGAAGGATTCTACGGTGCCAACCCGGCCGGCTTTACTGCTGGACGTGGCGGGATCTCGACCGGAACCTATGCTCGGTATGCGAATTACACGGCCGCGTACACGAAGATCACCAAGGAAGACTTGATCCGGAAGATGCGGCGGGCTGCCCGTCAGATCAAATTCCGGTCTCCTGTCTCCCATGCAACCCCCAAGGTCGGCGGCTCCAAGAACGGCATCTATACCAATGATACCGTCATCGGACTTATGGAAGAGGTCCTTGAGGCCAATAACATGAGTCTCGGAAACGACTTGGCCGCGAAAGACGGCCGGACCCTGTTCAAAGGGACGCCGCTCTCGTACGCGCCGTATCTCGACAACGACACTCAGAATCCGGTGTACATGCTGGATTGGATGTGGTTGGCGGTCGGCGTCTTGGAAGGCTGGGAGAACAACCTTCAGGCTCCGTACATGGTGCCCAACAAGCATCTTGTCCGGCGCGTGGATCTTGACGCAACCCTGAATATGGTCTGCACCGATCCTCGGCGGCAGGCGGTATTCCATGTCGACGGCTAAGAATAGCCGCCGACATGATCAACAGGCGACAACAACCAAGGAAGGAATCTGACAATGCCTGACAGAAGCATCAACGCTCCCAGAGCACTCTCTCGTACCTTCACCCAATGGGTGCAGTACGAAGGGACCGACGCCCTCCTCCAGGGCGAAGGCGTGTGCTACAATTCGGACTACGGAACCGCAACGGAAGCTGACGCACGACGATTCAATCACGTCGAGCGCCCGACCACAACCAACAACCGCAACTTTGCCGGTGTCGCAGCTCGCGACTATTCCGCCCATGCCAGCGGTCAGCTGATTGAGATTAACGAGCCCGGAAGCATCTGCCAAATCGCCATCGGCGTCGACGTCGTTGTCGGTACTGGCATGATTACCTGTTCGGTAGGAGCCGATGCAGGGCGCTTCACGCTGGCCGGCTTCCCCGGCCGCGGGTCGGCTATCCCGGCGCAGACCAACGCCAGCGGACAGATCGGCGGAGAGACGGACGGAACGGGGTCCGTGGCGACCTCCGGTCTGACTCTCACGGCCGGTAACGCTCAGTTCGCAACCGCCGCGGCTGGTGACATCCTTGTCATCACTGCCGGCGAAGACGATGGTACGGGAAAAATTGTTCCCGGCAAGTACGTCATCTCCAGCGTTACGAGTTCTACAATCGTAGTTCTCACGGAGACCTGCGTGGATACCACGCCGGCCGGAGCGCTCCTGTGCTCGTACTACGTCATGAACGGCAACCCCAAATGTCTGGCGAGGCTTCTCGATGGAGAAGAGTCCGGACTTCAGGAAATCGTAGCGACCCCCGAGGACGGCGGCGCTGCGGTCATGACGTATATGGTCGGCGGCTTCACGTACATCAACGGTGGTGTGACTGTTGCCACGGCGGACGCCAATGGGGCCTTGGCGGACGGGACCATGTACGGAGAGAGGAAGGGCTTCTATTGCCTCGGAACCCTCGGAACCAATGACGCCAAGGTGACTCTTGCGACTGGCGGCATGCAGGCCGATGGCGCGACGGCACTGGCCAATATCGTTTTCCATGCGGCCGCCGAGATTGCTATCCTGCAATGGGACGGCATCTGGCGCGAGTTGGTTATCAGCGGCGCGACGGCCGCGTAACCTGATATCAGGACTCCGGGGAGGGTGGACTATCCCACCTTCCCCGGTTTCTCAAGGAGTCCGTCAAGGTGTCAGAGTCAACCCTGTCAATCGCTTATCACGACCTGTGTGCTACCGTTGGCGGATATCTCGGCTACGGCCGGGACTCTTCAGCGTGGACAACCGCGCAGACAAGCCAGATCGATGAGTACATTCAGGCTGGCGTCCGTCAGTTCTACTTTCCCCCGGCCGTTGAAGGAATCGAATCAGGCTATGAATGGTCGTTCATGAGGCCGACCACGACCCTGGTCACAGTTTCAGGCGAGGGAGAGGTGGATCTACCGGACGACTTCAGCCGGTTGATTGGTGATTTGACGTTTGAGCCCGAGGTCCATTGCTACCCTATCCCGCTGGTTGGACAGGGGCTGATCCTCGCTCGCCTTCAGGCCGATAGCACCAATAGCCGGCCGGAGATGGCTGCCACACGGTACAAGGACGGAACGGGCACGACAGGGCAACGGCAAGAAATCATGTTCTACCCTACTCCTGACGATGCCTATACCTTGACGTATAAGTATGAGACCTTCAGCGGGAAGCTGACTGCTGCTGCTCCGTATCCCCTGGGCGGCATGAAGTACGCCCCGGTGCTGGAGTCAAGTTGTGTGGCGATAGCAGAGCAGAGAGCGAACGGTGAGCGTGGCGTGTACTGGGACGAGTTTACGCGCTTGCTGGCTGCGGCCGTCAAGCGAGATCGGCAGGCGGGAGCCAAGCATTTCGGTGCCATGGGCGAAAACGATAACATGATCTCAAGGACCCCCCGTAGGGGCTGGGGATCGTCGTACCCAATCGACTACAAGGGGGAGAGCTGGTAGTGAAGTTCCTTGCCGCACATTCCGATATGATGGCGTTGGTCACAATTCATGCTACGGCGTGGGGATGGCTGGCGCTCAAGGTGATAGCACAAGAGCGCAATCTCGCTGAGCTGAAGGCACGGCTCGACGCCATGCGCGAAGAGTGTCGGAACAGGCTGGAATGGATACGAAGCGTTGACCAGAGGATAAATGAAATCGGCGATAAGGTTAGCAGGGTCCTGGGGTTGCTTGAAAAGTGAAAAGGAGAGTGAGCAAAATGAAACAGATTCGATGGTCGATGTTTACGATGTTGGTTCTGCTGGGGCTAATGGTGGCTGCCGGGTGCAGGGTCATTCAGAATGACCCGAAAGCGCAGCTGTTTGCAGCGCAGAAGTCTTTCTCTTCGGTTGTCCGGGGCCTCGCGTCCCTGAAGGCAGCCAAGCTCTTCAGCAACGAAGAGGTCGCGATCGTTTCAGCTGGAATCCATCAGGTAGACGACTACCTTAAGGAGTGGGAGGCCGCAGTACTGGCCGGCGAAGCTCGGCCGCATATCGCCAGAGCAGTATTTCGGGCTCTCGATGAACTGATAGCACTGAAGACGCAAGTACAGGAGAGAGCCCCATGAACATCGCAGCCGCAATGTTGATCGTCAGGCTTGTCGCCGAAGGCGTGGGCGTGGCAGTAGAGATCGCCGATCTCGCGAAGCGGGTTGAAAATGGCGAGACCGTAACGGAAGATGACATCAAGACAGCGCGGAGGGAAATCAACGGCGCTGTCCAAGAATGGGAGGACAGTTGAGATGCTGAGCAGAATCGCAAGTTTACTGAAAGTCCAGCCTCCGCAGGCCGACGAAGTCACTGGGCTTCTCCGGGCGCACGGGATCACGGTCCCGACCGACGCAACGGCTGGGTATGAGTGCGGGTGCCTGTTCATGCACACAGATGGCGGGAACGGAACCGCCCTGTACGTGAACGAAGGGTCCGTAACTTCGTGTGATTTCAACGCAATCACGGTTGCGTAGGAGAGAAAGGCAAAATGGGTAAGGCGGAACCAATCAGATTGGGGTTTCCCTTGGGGGGGCTGAATCGTCGGGCTTCGTACCGGCAGCAGCCCCCTTACGCCTCCATGGACTGCATGAACGTGCGTCCTTTCGATTCTATCGAGAGGCGCGAACGTGGCGGCAGCCGCCCCGGCCTGCTGAAGTCTCATGATGATATCATGGGCTCCGGCAGTCCTGTGCGTATGCTGGCCAAGATGAACCTAGTCCTTGATGACGGGTATGCGTCTTGGATAGACGAGTTTGACGAGCCGGAGCTTGGCAGCGTATGGTCACTGGCCAGCTGGGCAGAAGCGGAGCCGGGGTTGCTCGCTTCTTTGTCTTCGGCTGTGAGCGATGATGTGGAAGAGGCTGCCGTGGTTCGGGGAGTGCTGCCGATCGATGTCGGCGAGGCATACGCTGTGGAGATGTTCATTACTCCCTGGAAGGCCGCCTTTCATGGCAAGTATCGGCTCTACGCTCGCTTGCACGACACTACCCCGGCTATTTTGACCGATGGTATCGTGGCAGAGCTGGTCATGGAAGACGGCGACGGGACGTTTACCGGGACTCTGACGTCTTATGACGGGGAGGTCTCTACGGCGTACGCGTTCACGCCCGGAGACGATGGGTCAGCTATTGCGGGTTGGTTTACGGTAGTAGTCAGCGGGGATGATGTGACGTGCTACTGGCGTGGGGCCGAGCTCGTGAGTCAGACTGTCGACGCACATACGGGTACGCGCATGGGATTTGGACTCAACTGTACGCAGGATAACGGCGTCTGCTTGGCAAACATTTTTCGCGTGCAGTATTCTGCGGGCTCTATCGAGGGGAGTCGAGCGCTGTTGGTGGGGTCCGCCGGGGGCTCACTCTACCGGGAAGCGTTCAGCGGAAAACTAGACGAGGTGACATCTGATTTAACGGTAAGGGACGATGTTCCTCTGAGCGCTGCCCAGGCAGGGCAGAAACTCTACATAGCGGACTATGGGGATAAACGGGTGTCAGGCATAGTGGATGGTGTCATAAGCGCAGACGGCTTGGAATTGACGGTTGCTGGCGTGTCCGATTGGACCGTCTACGGCATTGATGCGGCCTCGGATGTCGTTGCGATATCGGATGCGACCGGCGATGTAGTGGATGGCACATACGAAATAGCGTCTGTTGCCGAGACCAAGCTGACCCTTACATCAACGGCTGGCGGGGCAGGCACATGCGGATACAGTATCGAGCGTGGCTTGAAATCCTACGATCCATTGGGCGGGACCTTGAGCATCCTGACTGCGACAGCTGGCATAGTTCCCGTTGGGAATCCCGTTTGTTGTCGTTATCGTGGACGCCTCGTGCTGGGCGGAGCGGACTTGGCTGCGCACGTGTGGTACATGAGCCGGCAGAACGATCCGGCCGACTGGGATTACGCGGAGACGGACGCACAGCGAGCCGTGGCCGGTACATCGAGCGATGCAGGCGTTCCGGGGGAGCCGATCGTGGCCATGATACCACATACGGACGATTACTTGATCTTCGGCTGCGAAAATTCCATGTGGCGGATGCGCGGAGATCCCGCGTTCGGCGGATCGTTGAGCGTTCTGAGCGGGTCCGTTGGCATAGTTGGCCGTGACGCTTGGTGCGTGACGCCGGAAGGAATTCTCTTGTTTCTGGCTGTTGACGGACTCTATGGGGTTCCAGCGGCCGGAGCCGCTTTTCCTGAAGCGTTATCGGTGGAAGTCTTGCCCGGTGATCTCCGAGGGTCCGGGCTGAGAGATAAGATTGTGACTATGCAGTTCGATGCTATCCATGGTGGCGTTCATATCTATGTGACTCAGGATGACGAGAGCGCCGGCACTGTGCATTGGTGGTTTGACTGGACGTCGAAAACCTTCTGGCCTGTTACGTTGCAGGCCGACCATGACCCGTGTGCCATTTGCACCTATCAATCGGCGTCCGTAAGCGGATCAGATGTTATCCTCGGTTGCCGGGACGGATACCTCCGGTACTACCACGAGGACGCCGAGAACGACGACGGGTCAAGCGTTGCCTCTTACGTTCTTTACGGCCCGATCCCGCTGGCTCCGGACGGATACGAGGGAACGATAACCGAAATCAATGCTATCTTGGCAGACCAAAGCGGCGATGTGACGTGGAGTCTCGTTCCAGCCCGGACGTTCCACGGCGTTCGTACGGGAGACGTAACCGGGACCGGAACCTGGCATGAGGGGATCAACCTGACAGCAAGGCCCCCGGCGCGGGGGCAAGCCTTTGCTCTCAAGATTGAGGGCGACGGCGTGCGTAAGTGGGCAGCCGAAACAATCACGGCCCAGCGTAAGCGGGGCGGAAAGATAAGGCTGCCGTCATGAGATTGAGGATACCCAACACAGTCGACCCCGATGTCCGGCAGGCCTTTCGGCTTATTGCCGAGGCGCTGAAGGGGATTGACTGGGGCGGGTCCGTTCCGGCGGACGGCAATGTCGGATACCCGGCCGGCGGGATCTTTCAGCTTCGCAGCGGCGGAGCAAACACGTTGTACGCGAACGATGGTGATATCACGGCCTGTGACTTCAACCCGGTAACAACGAGCTGACCCATGGGACACTACGGATACGCATATACGGCCAAGGCGATAACCGATGCCAACATTGGCATTGGCGGCGGCGGTGGCGGCTTTGACGAGACGGGCGGCGGCTGGCCAGAAACTTGGCCCGAGCCTCCGCCGATCGGCGATACCGAGCCCCCAATCCCTCCGGGGTTTGATGAGGAGATGCCCGGCACTGGCGTTTACGCCGTTGTTGTGACGCTGGACGATGATCCGGTGAGTACCGTGACAGGCGCAAATCTTGCGCTGGCGTTTACGCTCGATGGCGCTCCGTCAACTGATTGGCGCAGTTTTGAATTCAAGCTCACGTTTTCTCACGAGGTTAAGGCTGCGGGATCTGCCATTTGGTCTACTACGTGGTGGGTATTCATAAGTGCCACGAGCGGGGCGAGTAAATCGTACGACTTCGATCTGGACGTGACGGCCGCCAACAATGGCGAGACGCTTACGGTTGCCGTAGAGATTGTCGACGGAGTGGTAACGTCAGGTAGCGATACCGCCGACATCCTTGAGACGGCCGAAATCGTTGTTGCTCTGCCGGCCAGTGTTGAGGTAGATGAAGCGTTCGACCTGACGCTGACTGCCAAGAAGTCTGACGGCACAACCGATACTACCTATGACGGGACGCCTACGACGCTGTCCGTGGCCGGTTATGACGGCGAGGCCTGGGTGTCGTTCTCCTCTCTAAAGATGTCTGACGGGACGGCGATAGATCCGGCGGCCAACTGGGTCGACGGCGTTTGGACCGGGTCCGTCAAGATCACGAGCGAAGAGGAACGAGAACAGTTGCGAGTAACCGCCAACCGGGACGGTGAAGCGGCTGGGTCTGACACTGCTGAGATTTATAACGAGGAAACAACGTACCAGGGCCTCGTGGACGCGATCTATAAACGGCAGGTAGCCGTCAGCATAACGGGTACGTGGGACGCAGGGAACCCGACTGAAGTAGACAGGTTGATCTGTACGGATTGGAATATCTACGAGTACGAAATTGCCGACTTAATCGCGTACGTGAACGAGGTTGCCCCGGAGTATCTTGACGGAACGTACACGGGTGGCGCGGCTGTTCCCGACATGCTGGCGTCAACGTATGCGAACGGGACGGCGAATATCTCAGCGCTGGCAACGCTGGTCGACGCCATGGCAACGACATTCTGCAACTTGAGCACGGATAGCGAACGCGGCACCAACGATTTGGGAGCAAGCAGTTCAGACGTAAGCCTTGGGGAATATGACGAGGAGAACGACTGCTATCCGGTTTTACACGAAGCAACTTGGGGAAGCGCTTACGCTAATCTAGATACGGCAATGTACGCGATTTCTCCATCTTTTTATGGCTGCTACGGGCGGTGGTACGAGTGTAACTTTGTCGGATGCTTATCGGAAACCTGTGGCGGCGAAGCCGCCCTATGGGGCGTCCACCATGCGGCCGGTCAAGCAAAATTCACTTTGAACGGCGCTGTGTCAGCGGGAATAACGAAGACGGCCAGACTCTTCGTTAAGCCAATAGATCACTCTACGGGCGAAGGTAAATCGTATGGCACTTTTGGTGAGTCTCTGCCGGCTAAGGATACTTTTGGAAGCGTACAGGAAACGGCCATGGGCAGCAATACAAATATAGTCTTTGACTGGATTGGCCACGACGCCATGTCGAGTGGTCAAATTAGCGGAATCGCCACGTATCAAGACTTTGGCATCCAGTCGTATTCCTATACGCAAGGCTTCAAACTTGACGGACAACGATTTGCACTGTTGGACTGGGACTTCTAGCATTAAGGGGGGCGATCATGATACCGAAACTGATTCAGCTACATGACTTTTGGGGCGATGGCGCGACTGACGTAAACGAGACGGCCAAGCGTTATCAGTCCATCATGCCGTCGTATGATGTTCGCGTATATAACGAAGTGCCTAAAGGTTTTTCCGCTGACGGCTGGGGGGGCCTTCTCGATGTTGACCTGCCGTCTCGTCTTCTGGCTGACGTTGTGCGTTACTGGATGCTGATGACGTTCGGCGGGTTCTACGTGGACGCCGACACTATTCCTCTTCGACCGTTCGACACGCTGTTGGATCACGGCGCGTTTGTTTCGTCAGACACGGGAACTCCATATTTCTGTTTTGCGGGATCTCCGATTGGAGAACAAGTCTGGAAGAAAGCGCTTAAGCTGTGCCTGGGAAAGCGTTATCCGCGCAAACGGCATTACAACATTGCATCCACTTGGTCGGCCCTTTCGTCAGAAGTAGCCATGCTGCCGCAAAGTGCAGTATCAGACAGGTTTCATGAATGGCCGTCAGTTGATGCGTACATCATCCACAAATACCAGTCAATTGATATGGATACGACTCCAGACTTGGCGGCGGGGCCAAGATGTGCCGGGTGCCGGGAGCTTTGATCACACATGAGTTTCAGTGATTATCTAACCGAATAGCGAGAGGAAACTGAGCATGCAGTACATCCAGCCAACCGCTTACAACAATGTCGCCTTGGGCCGGAGCGCGGTCACACAGAACAATGCGCAATGGGATTATCAGCAC